CAGCGCCAGCGCGCCGCCCGCCGGAGATGGCACCCGGCTGAATGTCGGCACTACGAGTAGGCAGTCTTGGCATGGTTAATATCCGGGGTCGTCGTAAGAACTGACAGAGATACCGCCAGTGCGGGTCAGCCTGCCTTGGTTCATGTTGTAAGCCGCAGCACCGCCTTTAAGCAGTTCGCCGCCGGCCTTCATGTAGCCCGCAGTCCGCGCGGCCTTGCCGCTGGCCGTGTCCAGATTGGCCGTATTCACAAAGCCACGCGCACGCTGTTCGCCCTGGTAGACCGCGTATTGCTTCTCCAGTTCGCCTTGTGCCGCTTGGTCGCCCAGCACGTCCAGCACCGAGCCGGAGTCTGCCGCGCCGCCGCTCTTGCCCTGCGCCGCCCGAATGGAACCCAGCCGCAGCGCGTTCTCACGTTCAATCTGGCTTGCCTGCGCCGCCGCGTCACCCCGCGCAATCTCGGCGTTCTGCATACCGACTGCCGCGTTGAAGTCTGCAGCGGCCTTGGCAGCGTTACCCTGTTGGATGGCGCTGACCGCCTGTACGCCAGCGCCAACAGCCGCCATAATTGCCAGCGTGCCGGGGTCTTCGCGCAGCCCGTAAGCCGGGCCGCCGAACGGATTACCGGCTGGAATCTCAAACGCCCAAAGTTTGTCTGCCCGTGACATGCTCTACCCCGTAATCCTCACGTACCCCGTGTGGTCTTCCCCTTCCGGGCCGAAGCGTTCCATCCGCTCAGTCTCCACCCGGAACCCCAGCATCTTTGCCCACTTGTGGCCCAGCGCAAAATCACGCCGAACACTGATCTCCAGCCGCCCTTCTACCTTGGCCATGTGCTTTACCGCGGCCATGGTAATGAACCGCATGTACTTGCCACTGGCCTTGTTCAGATACATCCATCCTTGATGCCGCCCTGGCCAGTGCTGGATCGTCCCGCCGCACGCCACCGGCGTTCCGTCAACCACTGCCGTCCAACTGTTCTGCTTCTCCAGCGCCATCAGGGTTTCCACATCCAACGGCATGAAACCGCTTTCCGGCTTCCCCGCTCCCACCAGCCACGCAATGTGCCAGCGGCGAAACGGCACCACTTGTCTAGTCCGAGACATTGATCTTCGGCATGATGGCCAGCACGGTTGCCGGGAACGGGCCGTCAGCCCGCCAGTAGACTTGCCCACGCCTGTTAAAGTCGTCTTCCATTCGTTCGCTGATAACGTCAGTCACAAGCGCGGTTGCCTCACCAAAGTTTTGCCCCCATGTCGTTGCAAGAATCTCAGTTAGATTAGCAGAATCCGGGCCAAATTTCAAGCCCAACGTATCCATCAGCCAAAACCCTACAAGGTGAATTCGCTTAGTTTTGCCCTGCGAGGTGCCATCCTGCGACCCCCCTTCCAGTGGCATGGTCTGCCCGTCGCTTTGGTAGCTGTAACCCAGCGTGACGACCGTGGCGGTGTGGTTCAGGGTGACGGTGCCATTGGTGACGGTCACGGCCGGGTGCTTGGCGCCGTCCACGTAAGGGGTGATGCTCTGCCCTTCCAAGTGCCACAGGCCCGTCACGGTGCTGCTGGGCGACGCGTTGGTGATGGTGTAGCCACAATCCAGATGGAAAGCGTCAACCTGCGTGTCGCCGTATTCCCAGATTTTGCTCATGTATTCAATGTAGCGTTTGGTGGCTCCATTGATGTAACGCTTGACTACCATGTAGAGTTCATCCCGGCTGGCGGACGGGTTCGGCACCACGGCCACGGATTCGACCAGCGGGATGGCGGTGCTGCCGGCGTTGCTGTAGCCGCCAAGTTCGTGCCGGTGCCAGGCCACTACGTCTTGATCGCGCTCGTAGGTGAAGCCCAGCAGCACGCCGTCTGACCGGACAGCCCAGACAATAGCCTGCGGCTGGGTCTGGTAGGCCAGTTCGGTGATTGACGGGCGGGTGATGTGCTCGGCCAGCATGGTCATGTCAGGGGCTTTAAAGCCATCGACTTCAAATACGTAAGCCAGTTCCCGCAGCTTGCGACCCGCGCGCTGGACGAACAGCACGGCGTTGCCCGCGGACACGGGCGCCACATCGGCGCTGCCGTGGCGAGTGGACGGTTTGCCTGTAATGTTGGTAGGGGTAATGGCTTCGTTCAATGCCGAAGGCTTTACCTGCCATTCGCCGCGGGTGGTGCCGACCAGCAAGCCCTTCTCGTTGGTGGCCAGCCACTTGACCGCATTGACATCATCTGCGTTCAAAGTGAACGACACGGCGTTGTCATCTGCCACCACGCCCGCCGTGCTGGTCGGGGCGAAGTTGGAATACAGCCCGGTCTTGGAGCCATCAATACGCTGCGGCGACGTGGCCGAGCCAGCAAAGAACAGCCGGTCTTCATGGAACGTGGCGCAGGTCGGGTAGCCCGTGGTGTCTGACCACAGGCCCATGCGCCAGTCGGTCTTGGAAGTGGCGTCGGTCAAGGTGCTGTAGACATGCCCAATCACCACGGTAGTCGAAACGAAGTGGACGATTTCAACGTAGCCCCAGACAGAACCTTCCCGGATGCGGATCAACCGGCCAACGTCGGTGCTCAGAAAGCCTTGCCCGCCGTTGATGCCAGTGATGGCACTGGCCGTGATGAACGGGTGCCGGCTTGAAGTGCCGCCGCTGACGTAGGCGTTGGTGTAGACGGAGCCTTGCAAGTCAAAGTCGTTGGCATTAATTCGGGTGACAACCCAGTGCTCGTTGGCTTCAGTCGTGCCAAGCACGTTTTCAATTTCGGTGCCTTCGCCAGTCAGCAGGCCGTGGCCCGCCGCCGTGATGCGGATAAGACCTGAACCATTATTTGCCGCGTTAGTAATGGCGACCGGCGTGCCATTCGTTGCGGTGTCCGGGGTCAGGGTCGTGGTGCCGGTGTTCATTGACTCATACGGCCCATCGGCAAACGTGATGTCAGCCAGCGTCCAGGACGTAGCGGACACACGCACCAGCGTTGCCGGCGGGAAGTCGGGGTGCAGAATATACAACGTATCGGCAGATTGGACGATACGCAGATCAACCAAGTCAGCTTCGGCGTAAGTCGTCGTCACCTGGTAGATTTCCGCCACCGTGCCGCCGGACGACCATGTGCCATAGCCCGTGCTGTTGACCGCGGTGCCATCGCTGTTGTAGAGTTCAAACGTATTGGCGCCGGTGTTGATGTTGGTCACAACGAACTCGCGGCGGTTCACCTGCGTCATACCGACAACGCCAGAGACATACACACGGTCGCCGTTGGCGTAAGTGTCGCTGCCAGAATAAGTCAATACCGCTGTTGCGGCTTTAGTGATGCCGGTGATATTTTGGCCGGTTGCCGTCAGCGGCGCGTTGCCGGTAAAGAACCGGATGTAATACTCCCCAAACTCCAGCACGTAGGTCTGGGTGACGGAGAATTGAAACGGGAACAGGCGGCACTCTTTGTCGTGATGCCGCGCCTGCTGTTGGTAGACGGTGCCGGGGCGGCGGGTCCACGCGCCCTGGGTCAGCGGGATGGCGTTCTTGCAGACTTGCAGACCATTCTTGTACTTGGCGATGTCTTGCCGGCCAAGCAAAAGAGGGCTGAGTTCGCCCGCGTTACAGGTATTCTGAATCAGGCTGGCACGGGCCATGTCAGTACCTAGCTGCCAGCCACGGGTCTTCCGGGAACTCCTGTGCGGCTTTCTCAATCGCCCCTACGCGGCGGGCTTCTGCGATGTCGGCCTTGTAGTCGTCCTTGACGCTTTCCTTGTCCGAAGTGCTGTCCGTGATTTCCTTGGCGCACTCCATGGCTAGGCGACCAGCGAAGGCTTCCACAAACAATGGGTCGTAGTAGTTCGGATCTTCAATGCGGGCGATGTATTTGATTTCCAGCGGTGCCGCATCTGTGCTGAGAATGTAAATGCCCTCGATTTTCCAGTCCACCGCAGCGCCCGACTCGTCATCCCGCAACAGGCGGATGAAGTCGTTGGGCAGGCCGTAACGGTTATAGTCGCCCCACACCGGGTCGTCGCCATCGGCGGCGATTGAATCGCGTTTGATGGCGAAAGACCAGTCGTAGCGGCGCAGTTCTGCGTCACGGACACGTTCAAAAGCCGCGTTCATGCTGCGTGCGTTTGGCGTGTCCTGATCCAGACTGGAGATGCGTTTCGCGCCCAGCTTTTGCAAGGCGCGATTGGCAATGGCGACATTACTAATCGCCATGGCTTCTACTCAGCTTCCAGATCTAACGTGATCCCAATAGTGTTGTTGACTGCCAGCGGCGTCCAGGCAGCAAGTGCGCGAAGCACCACTGTGAACTCGCGTTGCGCCAGCGTCTGCCCTTCAAAGTTGAAGTGGAAGCCGTTGGACCACGGGGCTTGGAGCACGTTGGTCGCCAGCGGCTGAACCAGATGCGCCATGACCGCTTGGAACTGTGACGTGCCTGCCGCAACGGTGCCGAGCGGCCCAGTCCAGCCAGTGTCATCAAAGCGAAACGCCGCAACCGCTTTGGCGCGAACGCTTGCCTCAAACGGATGGGTGACGTTATCACCAACAGCCGCCGGCGCGTCCGGCGTCCTGAACAGCAAAAGTTCTAAGTCGCAGACAGTGGTGACTACATCACTGGAAGCGGCCGTCAGGTCTATGGCTGCTGCGTAAATGCGTCCGCGGGTGAAGCCACTCATGTCAAACGTGGCGCGGACAACAGACCCCGCAGTTTGGCTGCTGCTTATTTCATCACCGGCACCGTATGCGCCAGCAACGCACGGCACAAGGATCGAACTACGCTTACGCATCACTTGCATGACGGCTCCTTACGACGCAGCCGTTACGGGCCACAGTTTTGCGGTCGAAATACGATCGTAAACGATTTTCAGCTGGGCCAGCAAACGCTGCTTGCCTTCCATGCCGACAAATACCGTGTCATCCCAGTTGAATTGGCAAACACTGGCGTTGTCCAGCGTGCCGCCGGTAACGTCAAACGTAACATCGTTGCCGTTGACGTGCGGGCCGTTGGTGCCGGTGACTTGAACAGAGGCTACTGCCATGTGCTTCTCCCGAAAAAGGAACCCCGAGGGCCGAAGCCCCCGAGGTCAGTCGCCGTTATTCCGGCAGAACGTAGTCCACTTCCATCAGGTGCGCAATACCTGCACCCAGTGCCGTCACAACCGTCAAGGCGATGTCAAACTCAACATCAGCCGTGGCGCCGGCGGTGCCGACGGCCGTCACATAGGCGGTTGCCAGGTCGCTTGCGCGTTCCAGGGCGGTCTGCGTCACGTCGATCTGCGTGCGATCTTTTTCAGCGGACATCACATACAGCGTGGCGAACACGTCGTCATCAATGGCGATGCCGTCGGTGCGATACAGGCCGCATTTGACTGCGCCCGAGGTCGTGGTGGCGCCGGTCAGGAAGATGCCGGTGATACGCGCGCGCGCCGGAAGGCGAACGAACGTGTACCACTGACCAGCGGTGCCGCCGGTGAACGACGCAGCAGCCAGATAGCCTTGCGCCGTGCGGTGGATGCCGCCCTTTTCCAGCTGGTTGGTCTTGACCGCCGGGCTTGCCGACTGGTCGGTAACAACTTGCGAGCTTGATACGAGTGCCATGTCAGCTTCTCCTTAGATCTGGTCGTCGCACTGGATGCGGATTTGCTTGCCCAGTTGCGTGCGGGTTGCGCCGAGGGTCATGGCGAGGTAGACCTGGGTTGCGTAACCCTTGTCTGCGCGCGGGCCAATCTCAGCCCGAACTTCGTCCCACATGCCCAGATGCATACCTGACTTGAGCCACAGCGGGATCAGGCGGTTGCCGGAGGTAATGGTCAGGCGCTCAGTGATGATGAAGTCCACACCCATGAACCGCTTGACTTTGCCGTCCACCAGAACTGCGCTGTTACCGTAGTCCTTGTTGACGACTTGCATTTCCTTCAGCAGCGCATCGTGCTCGTAGCTGGAGATGGCGCCGTAGACGGACTCGTTCAGTTCGCCCTTGTTCGCCAGCATCAGCTTCTGAATGGCCGACTGCAGCTTGGCCACGTTCAGCGCCGAAGCGGTGCCGCCCGTGTTGACGCCCACGTCGTAGGTGCCGGAACCCAGCGTGCCGAACGACTCAGAGGTCGTACCGTTCTCGCCGGTGTAGTTGGTGCCGAAGATCGCGGCCAGGATGATGTCATCCTTGACACGCTGCATTGAAGCGGCGCCGGCCATGGCATACGGGCTGGTCAGTTCAACGATGGCGCGCAGTTGGTCTTGCTTGTCAACCAGCGAGGCCCATTCGTAGTCGGTCGGGAAAACCCAACGCTTGTCTTGCGAGAGATCGAGCAGCGGGGTGTCAGCGTGACGGCTGGTACGCTGGACAGCCGTAGCGGAACCAAACTGTTCGACAGTGCTGGCGGCTTTGCCAACGTAACTGCCAACGGTGACGGCACCGGCAAGGCGGGAATCGGTTTGTTGCAGCAGAAGCTCTACGTTGGCCTTGTACTGCTGTACTGAGGCAACTGTGATGTTATCCGGCATGATTTACTCCGTAAGTGTTTAATTTCAAGTCAGTTTGTCCAATCTGGCTGGACTTCGCCGGCTTGTCCCTTACGGGGGCCATGCAGGTCAATCACACTGCGGGGGCTTTCACCTTGTCCGCGCGACTTCCCTACAACTCCATATTACCACACTGCACGCTACTTTTTCCCAGGCAACCCCAAAGGCTTAACAGGCTCCCCTTTCGGTGAAGAAATAATCCAATTAAACCAAGCACTTGCAATTTCAACTACCCCTTCG